GTGAAAGGACCACTGTTAATAGAACCTATTGCCAACTTATTTAACGTTCTGCCAACTGATTCAGTAAACAATCCACCAGGAACAGCACTATCTGTTTGCAATAAATTCTTAAGTAGAGTTACTTGTCTAAAATCTTGACCTACGATGAAAGCGCCATTTTCTTTTCCATCAGGTTTAGTGTTAAACATTACAGCGCTAGATTTAAAATCATCACGTGGATCTGCACCAAAGCCGGCTTTAGGAGCAAAGATTGGGCGAGCTTTTGCGCCGCTACCAGTTCCGCCTACAAATTCGATACTAGCATACTCATAGTCATGGCCGTAGTAAGAATTATTTGCGTAATCGCCGGCGATATTACCAGAGGAATCTTCTTTAACATCTACTCGGACAACCTGATTACCAATTACTACCGCAACTGCTTTAGCGTTAGAACCATTACCATTAACTTTTACTTGTGGGGCAACAGTGTAGTTTAGGCCCTGATCGATCATGGCATAACCAACAATTTGTCCAGGAATAGCAGCATCCTGGATTGCTTTTTGTTCAATAATTTCTGCCGGAGAATCAGAGTCAGTTGATGTTACCAACTGGACTGGCATATATGCTGATGATAAAAACTTAGTTGCTCTTAAAGCACCGATAGAATATACAAACTTCCATACATAACCATCCGGAGTTTTAAATGGCTGTCCAGTAGTATTACCCGATGGCTGATCGGTAGAAGCATTATTAATGTTACCAGAACCCTGTCTCAAACAAAGATATACTTGTTGGTTTGAATTCATTACATAGTATGAATTTGATGGATAACCAATAACATTATCATCGAATGCAGAATAAATTGCGCCTGTTGTCCAATTGTGTCTAGGAATACAAAATGACATGTCAGTGATATTTTTTACTGACTGTATGGCCAAACGTGTATTTCTGACATCTCGCGCTGAGTTTTGTGGAATTAACGGAACATCCGAGTCATTCCAGTCTTCGGATCGGCCAATACCAGCAAAATAGTGGTTAGCCGAATCGACGAAATCTGCCAAAACGTCTTCTAATAGTTGTTTTTTAAAGGCATCTGTTAATATTGCTGCTGACATTTATAAAATTTCCTTTGCGATTACGCTAGAAGCGCGCCTTCGTTATTAGTTACCATCCACTGAGTACCAGTCCAAATAAGAGTTACGGCATCATTGTTAGACATTGTGATTGTAGAATAATTTTTTAAATTAGTAGGAGTAACATTTACTTCACCACTATTAATATTCATTAGTTTCTTTTCTTCACCTGTTGCTGTACCGTTGCCCATAGTAACAGACATACTAATAGCAGAGTTAAAGAAAGTAAGTGGCACTTTTAAATCAACTGCGCCGGCCGCAGTCACATTCTGAGAACCTAACGCAACTTTATTTTTAAAACTAATTGCTCCAGTACCTTTTGTTGCAATATCCAAACCGATATTAGTATCAGTGCCATCAACCGAAAGTTTAGGAGGGTATAATTGAATACTATTATCCACAGAAAGAAAGTTAACAGCAGAACTAACTGGAGTAAACTCTATTAAAGTACTTCCGCTGTTATCTGCGATTAAATCATTAATACGTGGAGAAGTGATTACTGGAGCAGTTAATGTTTTATTCACTAGTGTCTGCGCGAAATTATTGAACGTAAAAGTATCATCCGTCAATAAAGCAGGCAATGTCACATTAACGCTAGCAGATAACGCAGAAGGCAGTATGACATACTCATATGGATTGCCGTCTTTAATACGCGGCATGATGAGCAATACTTCATCCATTGTTTTATCGTTTAATGTTTGAGCAGAATTAGTTAAAACGAAATCACCGTCTGCATCAGGAAGAGTCAACAGTCGATCTGTGGTAGCGGCTGATGCAACTAAGCTTATACTATATAATGATAATCCAGGCTGAGTAAATAAAATACCATCGCTGTCAAATGACATTTTCTGAGATAGATTAAATCCATCGCCAAACTTAGTATAAAGATCGGTGAAGTTCTGTTCTATCTTAAGGGATGCTTGACGGAGAGTATCACCTGTTCCATCGTTAGCAATTGTTCCCAAGTTAAGTTGCTGTCTGCTCATGTTTTTTTATACCTAAAAAATCTTATTACTATTTATAACAATTCTATGAGCGACTTTTCGCTATCTGAATCGTTAGGTTCAATCCAAGTAAATCTTTCTTGGTTAATAGGTTCTGTACTGCTTATCTTCATACCGTTGATGTTTCCTACGTCGTCATCATCATCTAGTGTAGGTGAATCTGGGGTTAAGTATTCGCCGATGCTTGAGTAGTTGTCATCTAGTTCTTGTAGTGTTCTATTTTGTAGATCAATCAAATCATTACCGCCAAATTCAGGATATGTTATTTCAGAACCCATATTTGTTCTGAATAATGTAATAGGTTCGCTGATGCCCGCAATATTAAACATTGCTGTATGTTGAGAATGCGCTGTCATATCCAAAGCAGCTTGACCGGATACTTCATATGGCGGAAGATCCAAAACGCCAGGATTAGGCTGATCTTCAATTGCCAAATCTACAAAACCAACGATCTGGACTTCTGCTCCTAAATACATTCCGGCCGGGTGTACGAACGTCTTGTATATTGATCGCCAATTTTCAGACGGCAATTCTGATTTAATTTGTAAAGCAAACGTTTGGTATAACTTGTCATCAGTAATATATTTTTGTGATTCAGCGCCAATAAATGATTCGCCGACATTAAAAATATATTTTTTAGTGTATATAATATCCGGGTCAATAGAAAAAAACATTCTAAAGAATTGCTGGATAGAATACTTAGTACCTTTTGATCGATATAATAAGTTAGAATACTTGGCAGCATCTCGTTTATTTGAAAATCCACCAAAGTATGATTGACCTAATAGTAACTCGTCTTCGATATATGCTAATAGATCTAAGTCGGTTTGACTAATATCGCGAGTAGTAAATAATTCATCAATTAATCTAGATGGTGAAAACTCTTCATTTTCGATATGATAATATTCACTAAGTAGTTTCACCAACTTAGGATACGTTTCAATGATATAACCAGGAAGAACTTCTTCAACTTTATACTGTCGAAGATTTAGATTCCTTCTACCTATATCAAATAAAGTCCGATCAAACGTTTCGATGCTCATATTAGTTAGTTGCCGTAACTATATCTGCTTTAGCGGAAGAGGCTGTTGAATCGTGTAATAATATGTCATTGCGTACAGGCGCTATCGCACTTTGGTTAGATGGAACTACTGACAATTTAACATCAGCAACGCCACTAGGCAATGAATCAACTATTAGCCCTACAAGATTAACGCTACCTCTGATTGGATCATAATTTCCAACATTGTCTACTAGAATAACATTATCGTTAATGTTTACAACTTGCAACTTATTTGAAGTTAGTTTATTTCTAACTTGGCAGCTAAATCCGCGGTAAGTAAATGTACTAGATCTAATAGTAAAGTTAATATCGTCCGGAGTTGCTATTGGCACCGGGAATAAAAAACTATAGTTTTGTTCTATCGTAGGAGCTGGCGTAAATCTCTGTTGCATTTTAATATCGGCTCTAGAAGATAAAATGGCAGGACTTAAATCGTCAACCAGTGATAACATATTAGATCTTCTAAATGCTCTATCAAATCTACCTGTATTCTGAACAAAATAGTTGTTTATAACTTCACGCACGTTAGCCTGAACTGTATTCAGCGTTAATGTGGTAAGTCTAGGGTTAAACTGAAAAAACACTTCTGACTCTATGTATGTTTGTACTGGGTCAGTAAACTTTAAACCAAAAGAAGCAACTGCTAATTGAGCAGTAAGATCCAATATGGAATTTTTTGTTGTTGTTTTAACATTTTCAGCAACATTATCAGCAAAAAGTATTGACATGAATACTGTGCCAAATTCAGGTTCTAATGCTTCTTCGCCGCCCCAAGATTTTATATCTTTAATTCTAGAAGAATAATTTCTTAATACTAATGCAGAATAATCTGATGCAGTAACCATTCTATTTTGTGTGGCATACTGGAAAGGAGCATTTTTTCTAATTGATTCGATACTTTCTTTATCGGATCCCGCATTAGATTTTGCAACTGTAGTTACCGTCGGAGTTCTAGAAGTACTTTCATTAACAAATACTTTATCTTTAGGTTCGAATTTATTGATATTGTCTGCACTTGAACCAGCAACACTCAAATAGTCAACCGTAATTTTTGCACCAGCCGCCGGCGCCTGTCCCAAAGTAATGCCATTACCAAACGACAATTCATAAAAACCATTAGGGAGTTCTTTTAAAACAAACAGTGTCGAATCGCTTGATATCGATATTGCTCTCAGGATATTAGTATATGTTGAATAGCTAGTAGACGTCGCCGATTCATATACACGAACAACTGCGCCGTCAATGTTCATATTAGCATCTGGAATAATATATGAAGTATTTTCTGAAGCATCTCCAGCAATAAATGTTTTTCGACGAGCAATACCTTCGTATATAGAAATTACTGGCAATTCATCATATGTTGTAAACTGATAAAACCCATTGCCATCGTCTTCGGCTTTAAGTGCTTCTAATGTTTGGAATGTATATGCCTTATCATCACCAGCGCCATTGAATTTAAAACCAGAAGGAATACCTAATGTAGATGGTCTGTTTGCTACACCAGAAAGGTTAAGAGCCATACGGACCTGAGACATGGACGGTGACTTACTATCTGGAATGTATCCCAAACCTTCAGATAAAGATATTAATGAACTACGTAACTGAGCAGTACTTAAAAAGCTTTCGTTCAATGCAAAGTTAGCAGTTAATGCGTTAATATGTGTATTGTACGCAAGTACGTCTAAAATAGAAGATAGTCCGGATGCTTCGAAGTTATAATCTTTAAATTCTGCAGTTTTCTCCAAATAACTTTTCAGATTATTTTTAATATTCTGAAAGTCTAGAGCCGTAGATTTAATCGTAGTTGTCATTTATCTTAGCCTGCTAACGTTTGTTGTAAACTCAAGCGTTTGAGTCGTATTAATTATTTTGAAAATAACGGTTATTTCAAGAGAGTTTAAATCAGGAGCAGATATTGCTTTAACAATTAAGCTTTTTTGATCTACTCTAGGTTCGTATGTTTTTATAGCATTTATTATACTAAACTCTACTTCTCTTTCGGTATAATTATCGGCGAGCTCAAATAAGTAAGTTTGAATGTTGCCACCGAAATAAGGCGAAAATGGTTTCTCACCACGATTAGTCATTAATAGAATTTTTAATGCTTGTTTGACGGCCGCAGCGCCTTTGACTTTATATATGTCGCCTGCTACTGGAGTAATATCTAAGGATAGATCAACATCAATATAATCAATATTGCGTGTAGCCGCAATAGATGATTGCTGAATATTACCATCCTCTAGCGAAAGTGCTCTTTTAGCTGCCATGTTTAAATACTACTATATTTGAAAAGTTGTACAACTATTTATATCATTTTTCAAGGACTTCTATTAATTCATTGACACTTAATAACCTTCCGTTATACACGGTATCAATAAACATATTAAAATTAACATCATATGATGCGCCGAGTACGGTAGGCATCTCAACTACTATTTGACTAGTAAGAGAACCGTCTGGATTTAGTGTGTCATAGTCTAATGTTAATTTTTCAAAGAAGTTATAGTCTTTCCAATATTCAGCCACTTCGTATGTGCGTTCATGGTTAACTTTACCGTCTCGGTCAATAACTTGATAAACAACAGTTCTGCCATCGGCCTTCTTAATATTATCTCCGCCTAAAAATTCTGTCGGACCTGCTCGATATATTCCTTCTGATACAATTAAACGAACATCATTAAACATATCTG